TAGCCGAGACGGGATCGTCTGGTTCGCTCGCTCATTGCCTTGAACGCGCCAACGCTGCGTCTGTTGATCACGCATTTGGTTGTACGCTCGCTCCTTCTTGGCCGGATTCTTTCGTTTGGGCTGGCCTGAGCCCTTCGATTTCTGATTGCCTTTTCCTGGCATCAGACGAGTCACCAATTTAGGGTGCTCGTTAGCACACTTTACAACGGGTTCCTTGGTTGTGCATCCAAGGACTGTTCATCTGACGATACAGTGGGTCCACTTTCGCTGGTCAGTCCGCCCCCGAAGGGTTGGTCATCTGCTACTCGCTGAGGTCCACTGCCAATCCGTGCAGTCTCTCGACAAATTCTGGGAATACCATCGTAATACCCTTAGTACGGAATTTCCTCCATTGCTCCTTTGTCCCTATGGGGGGGTAAAGCAACGAGTCCCGTGAAGCGCAATGCTATCACAACCGTTTTGGAGAGTCTATGTCGTCAGACCCCGCGCGTCCCACAATCGGGCCGCGCCTTTATCATTGGGTTGGTCCCAACCATGATATCGCTGTCGATGCGCACAATTTAACGTCGAGTGAGGACGGGGATGGAGAGTCAAACGGGCCTAATCGTCCTTCTCTCTATTCTTGGCAAACTGCCTGGCTTCCTTCAGCCATTTCTTCACCTCAGCAGCTTCCTGAATCTCATCCGCACGATCCAGCATGAGTCTAGTCTCAATACCAGCCGTGGACGGTATCGCCAAATCACGTAACACCTCTCCCGTGATCGGCTCCCACTCTTCGGACCCCAACCAGGGGCGCAAGACATCGAAGTCAGCGTAACAGACGCTGTTCCCGACATCCAGCCAAGAGTGGTACTCGTCGACCTGAGGACCGTAGGGTCCGGCCTCATCAAACGTGAGCTGTTCCATCCAGCGATCACGACGCTCCTGGTCGAGGAGCGAGGGTTGGAAACCCTCCCTGGCACGACTGAATTGAATCGTCTTGCCCCGCTTTCGTGCTACCTTGCACAAGCGAAAAGGTTGGAGACACTGATACTTGCTCAGCATCGGCCCATCAGGAACCTTCCCCAAGTGTAC